GCCAGCCCGTCAACACCCTTAGCAGCCCAGCCGAGAGCCAAGCCAATGTTCGCGTACTGCGGCGGAATGATTGTGCCGATCTGGTGAACAGCACGCTTGCCGTCGTAGTGCGAAGACCGCAGAAGGTTGCGCGGAGACTTATTAGCCAAACCCTCAGCGCACAGGTTCAGTGTCGCCGTCTCGTCGTCAGTGAGTCCAGGAACGTTCAGCTTCTCGAAAGTCACTAGAGCATCACCGCCGTCCTTGATCCAGTACGCCTCGTAGGACGATTCACGTTTTCGTTTTGAGCGCCCCAAAGGGCAAGAGTTTCAGCCACAACCGGCGTAATGTCCGACGCGGCATCCTTGCGGTTCCACGCCCATCCACCAGCAAGGGGACGCTTTCGGGCGACAGACAAGGCCACATTCACCTGCGGCTGATCCGTGTGCACCACAGACTTGTCAATGACGCCGTCGTAGAACTTCGCGCAAGCAATGGACATGTGACGCCCCTCTGCCGCTGCGAGCGTTACGACAATGTCAGTGCCGATCAGGTAGTGCCGGCCGCGGCGTTCCTCAACTAGGCCGCACATCTCATCTGCGACCACAGCATGAAGGCGGTTCTTCTCCACGCGGGACTTCACCCAAGGAATGATCCAATCCACGCCCTTACGGCTATCGTCCAGCTCTACATGCCAGCGGCCGTCAGCACGCAGGCCAGCAAGCGCAACAGAAGAGATCGAACGGTCGGGTGGGACGTCAATCGCTAGGGAAAGGCGATCAATGGCCATGGACGCAGGATCGGCAACCGCGTTCCATGAATCCTCATCAATGACCCGCGAAGAATCCGACGAATCCCAGATCCCGCGGCCCTCACGATTCCACGAATCGTCATCGCCAAGATTCTCCCGAAGACGCTCCATCGACTCAACGGGCGTCCGGTGAGGGAAGGATGGATTCATGATTGGCCACTGAGAACGGTCATCAGGATCCGAACCGCGCTCAGCCGCGATCTCCAACCAAATCGCATTCGGAGACTTGCCCTCAAGCGCCTTAGAACGCCGAAGCTCAAACGCCTCCGAAGGATCAGATGGTCGCGGGGGCGTGCCCATGAAGAACAGCAACGCGCCATGCTCATTCCGGGCCTGGTTGGTCGCGGCGATCATGTCCTCAAGAGCCTTCGTATCAAGGATCTGAGCCTCATCGAAGACTTCAATGTCAATCTCATCGAACCCGCGGCCGAACCCCTGAGAGCGGGCGCCAAACATGATCATTGACCCGTTGATGAACTCGACCTGCTGCTCACCATTGCCAGCGCGCATCGCCCGAATCAAAGGGCTAATCTTCTTCCGCCGGCAAATTCCCCGCAGAGTCGTGAACGTCTTAGTCGAAGTCCGCAAATGATGCGCGGTCCAAACAACCTGCAAGCCCGGAAATAGCACGCAAAGGATCACGATCATTGCGAGGACGAAATACGTCTTGCCCACTTGGCGGGGGATGGAAAGGCCAACGCCGCCAACAGTGGCCACATACTTCCCGCGGCTGTCATAACCGAGGCAAACCGTACCAAGCTGTGACTGCCACCAGTCGAAGCCCAGGCCCAACTCAAGGCCCTTCGACTCAACGCGAGGCCAAACCGTCTTCTGGATCGTAGAAGGGAACTTGAAAGCCTTGGCGAACTCAGACAGCCGAGGCGTCGAACTTTCCGTCTTCGACTTCAGCATGAGACTCAGACTCCTCAGTGCGGGCGTCAATGGCCTCAATCTCGCGAACCGTCTCCATTAACCGCTTCGACAACGCAGCCAAATCGCGAGCCGGCGTATTCGGATCCTCAACCGCAACCGCGATCCGGTCACGAGTCGCGGACAGAAGCTCACGAGTCGTGCCGCTCTTCGCGGCCTCGGTAACCGTCTTCGGCTTCGTGGGAGCGGGAGGCTTCTCGCCGGCAGAAACGGAGCGCAAGCCACGCTTAGCAACCATCGGAGGGACCCCCATTTCGTGCTCGGATTTGGGAAAAAATGCCGGGGAGAGATTGCGCCTATACCCTGCGGGGTTTCTTTTGGAGCCTTAAGGGGACCTGCCCCTGGGCTTGTTAGGCGGCAGGCAGTCCGACCTCCGCGAGCAGGGAGTGGTCAGGGGCGAGGGACCGGAGCGCCACTTCGAGAGCGATGATCCGACGCTCCATGTAGGTGCGTGCCAGCATCTCTGCCGTGTTCTCACGGTGAGTAACGGGTTGAAGATGGTCTGGGTTGACGCACATTGTGACTGCGCAGACGTGATGCGCAGGCTGGTCACCCAAGCTCATGCCTAACTTAGCTTCGAGCGAGAGCCGATGTGCCCCGACATCCTTCTTGCCTAGTCGAGCGAGTGGGTATCCGCCCTTGCTCTGACCCTGCCAGATCCAGCAGCCAGTCCGCATGTCAACGTCAGTCCTAAGTCTGATCGCTTCGATTACTTGTGCGTGCGCGCCTTCTTCGACAGCCTTACGCAATGGTGAGCGCATGTCGTAGACCTTGCTCTTCTTAGTGCGTGCAGGATGAGTGGTGGGAAGTATGCACCGATCGCCCCAAGTAACTTGGTAGTGGCATTCGGGGGAACAGGTGAAGCCGTGGATGCGAGGCGTTCCGCTATATGTCCGCTCCACATGCTTGCCACAAGCCGCACATATGCCTTGCAGCTTCTTATCTGCGGGCCTGCATTCAGCGGTGCAGTACTTCTGTCGTCCGTGTTTGCGAACGTATTCCGTGGCGCAGGTGGGGCATGTAAGATTGCTCATGTGTTCGTCCTTCCATGACGAATACGAAAGCCCCGTAGCTGTTACAGCAGCTCGGGGCTCTTTTCTTTTCCTGTTTGGTTTTGGTTAGTCGAGCGACCCTGAGCGCCTGACTATCGGCGCGACAATGCGGGCTCGCTTCTTTGAGTTGCACTCACGGGTCTTCGATGCGCTGCCTTCTTATTGGCGAGCGCATCCGAACCCCCTTTGGCGATCGGCGTGACATGATCCAGTACGAATGACCAGGGGTCTGGGCTCCGCAGCGTGTAGTCGATGGGCTTGCCACAGATGTGACAGGCCGGCTTGTCTCTTGCTACTCGCGCTCGGTGCTTGTTGCGTAGCGCACTGTTGCGCTTCTGTATCTCAGACTCAGCCACCAATGGTCACCGTCTCGTAGGTGATGTGATAGTCGCCGCTAAGTGGGAGTGTCTGGGCGCAATGGTTGCACAGGTATAGAACGTTGAGACTCGGCAGCAGCACCCTCGCCTTAGCCCACGCGCTACTGTGCCTGTCACACTTCATGCCATCCATCACAACCTCCAGTGTCCGGAGAGAGCTAAGTATGCGGCGTCCACCGTATGGGGGTTAGGTGGACGCCTCGTGGGAGCAGTTGGAATCGAACCAACCATGCACTGATTTACAGTCAGCGCTGGCACCTTGCCTCTTCTACTCCCGAGCGCCGCAGTATCACCCCCCGCGGCCGGGTATCACAGAATCTCCCCCTGTGACCGGGATTAGGTTTCTTAGCGTCGGTCGTCCCGCCCATCGGTAACTCATGGGAACGTCGCAATAACCTGGCGTGGTACCGGCAGGGATTGAACCTGCGCCCACCTTTCCAAGGGTGGGATCCAATCATCGGCACCTCCTCGCCCACTGATGGAGGACGGCGAGGCTATTTGATTTTGGGTAAAACAAAAGCCACCCTGCAATGAGAGTGGCTTGGGTATCCAGACAGTAAACCGGAGACGTGACTAACTATACCCTGATTTTCTCCGCTTGTGTTAATTCCATGCCGGGCGTGTCTAGAGCTTTGAGCAGCCACGATACTTGATCGCCTGACCATCCAGCACCGCAGCCAGCACATTCAATGTCCCAGTCTCCGATCTTGGCTAGGTTGCCCTCGGAATCCCAGCAGCCAAGCGACAGTGTCACCTTGCGTTCGTCGCCGTGCATGGACAGCCCACATGATGGGCAGGTCTTCCCGGTGAGCTTACGCCGCGGCTTGACGGGCCAAATGAGCGTGGTTATGGCATCTATCCATTCGAGGCTTACGCGCTCCAGGTAGGCGGACCACTCAGGCGTTAGGTCAAGGCTGACGATCCACGGCAATAGTCGCGCAAGGTCTTTGGTCCATTGCACGCCGGCCATCTCGTAGTAGTCGGATTTCGCGGTCTGCTCGATCTCCCTAAGCAGGTCCAGCGCGTCGGCGTTGATGGGAATGGGCGGACCGCTGGCACCGCCGCCTGACATTGAGTTACCCGGCGTGACAGCCGCCCGCAGTTCATCGAGCAGCGCCGGCACCTTATGCGCCTTGCCATCAGGGCCGGTCTTCAAATGTTCCGACGTCAACTGAAAGACACTATCCCTGAGCGTCATTCGCCGCCTCCTATTTCTCGAATTTCCAGCACGATTTCCGGGTTACCTTTGCCGCCGTGCCGATGGTCCGGGCCAATGACCCATTCGGTGGAGTCGTCGCGGAGTAGGCCGGCGTCCACGAGCCCATCGACTATCGCCTTGGTAGTAGGCGCCAAATTGTTGGTGTCGTATCGGCCGGCGCGTGGTTTGAAGATGTGCGCGGTGATGTGGACTTGGCGGGTGAATTGGGGGATACCTGCCGCCCGCAATGCTGCGGCTTCGCGCCAAGCTTTCGTCATCTTCGCTTCCTGGTGACGGTGAAGTCTTGA